TCATCAATGGCATATCAACAAGTTAGAATTGACTTGTTTAGAGATTACGACTCAATGGACTCAGACCCAATCCTATCATCGGCACTGGATGTTTACTCAGATGAAACAACTGCTAGAAATGAAATGGGCAATGTTTTAAAAATTCATCATGAAGATGACCAAATAAAACAATTATTAGAAAATTTATTCTATGATATTCTTAATGTAGAATTTAACCTATGGCCATGGACAAGAAACTTGGTAAAATATGGTGATTTCTTTTTACAATTAGAAATAGCAGATAAATTGGGTATTGTAAATGTAATGGCTTTATCAACATACGAAGTTAGTAGAGTTGAAAATTTCGACCCAGAAAATCCACAAAGAGTTAAATTCATATACGCACCATACCAAAACCCATCGGGTGGATATGGACAAACTCCAAAGAAAGAATTTGAAAACTATGAAATGGCTCACTTCCGTTTAAATTCGGATTCAAACTTTTTACCTTACGGAAAATCAATGATAGAAGGTGCAAGAAGAGTTTGGAAACAATTGATGTTAATGGAAGATGCTATGTTAATTCATAGAGTAATGAGAGCACCTGAAAAAAGAATATTCAAAATTGACGTAGGTAATATCCCACCAAACGAAGTGGATAACTACATGCAGAAGATTATCAATAGTTCTAAGAAAGTTCCATTTGTAGACGAAAGAACAGGAGATTACAATTTGAAATATAATATGCAAAACCTTATTGAAGATTATTATATGCCAGTTCGTGGTAATGATAATGGTACTTCAATTGATACATTAAAAGGTTTGGAATACAATATGATTGATGATATCAACTACTTAAAGGGTAAGTTAATGGCAGCATTGAAAATTCCAAAAGCATTTTTAGGATATGAAGAAGATGTAAATGGTAAAGCAACATTGGCAGCACAAGATGTTAGATTTGCAAAAACAATTGAAAGAGTACAAAGAGTATTAATTTCAGAATTGACTAAAATAGCAATTATTCACTTATACGCACAAGGTATTACCGATGATAGACTAACTGATTTTACATTAGAACTTACAATACCATCAAAAATCTACGAGCAAGAACAAGTTGAATTATATACTTCAAAAGTAGCATTGATTACACAAATGCAACAAACTAAAATGTTCTCAAAAGAGTGGATGTATGAAGCGGTAATGAAACTTGCAAAAGATGAACAAGATGAAATGACATTACAAGTATTGGAAGATACTAAACAAACATTCCGTTTAACATCAATAGAAACACAAGGTGTTGACCCAGCTAAAGAAACTGGTACCGATGAACCAACCAATGTAGAAGAAGAATTGAATAGACTTAAATCGGAATTAGAAGAAGATGACAAAGGTGGCAGGCCGAAAGACGCTGTTAGATATGGTAAAGATGACCACCCACAAGGTAGAGACCCATTGGGTATTAAGACTCTTAAACAAAAAGAAGGGTCTGTAAAATACAAAGCAAGAGATTCATATTTAGAGATATTTAAAGATATGGACGGAAATAAAAAGACTATTTTAACAGAAGATAACACAAAATAGTAATAAACCAATAATAAAATATATTTATATCAGAATAATTGTATAATTTAATGAAAAAAATAAAACATTCAAAGTTTAAAAATACGGGATTCTTATTTGAATTATTAGTAAGACAAATTACTGCAGAAGTAATGTCATCTAGTAAGTCGGTAGCTGAAAAACTTTTGAAAGAACACTTTAATTCTAAACAAGAATTATCAAAAGAATTGAAATTATATCAATATCTTATTAATGAAAAATATAATTCAGAATCAAAAGCTGAACAATTCATCAATACAATATTAGAAGCTCGTAAAAAAATAGACGAGAAAAAACTTACAAAAGAAAAATACAATCTTATAAAAGAGATTAAAGAAACTTATAATTTAGATGAGTTTATTAAATCTCCAATTTCCAATTATAAAACATTAGCATCTATTTATAAAATATTTGAAACAGTTGTAACGGATACACAATACGAACCAACTGACATAGTATCTGCAAGATTTACAATTGCAGAAAATATTATTAATTCTTCTATTCAAAATAAAGATGTAAAACTTAAAGATGCAGTTTTAGAAGAATATAGAAAACAAGATGATGATTTAAGAGCAGTTTCTTATAAATTATTGGTTGAATCATTTAATAACAAATATAGTAATCTTACAAATGACCAAAAAGGTTTATTGAGAGAATATATTAACAATATCAATAATACTGGTAAATTAAGTGAATATGTTTCAACCGAAGTAACTAAATTGGTAGAAGGATTAAAAGAAGTTGGTTCTAAAATTTCTGACAAAGTTACAAAAATCAAATTAGCAGAAACAATTGCAAATATTAGAAAAATTAAATCTGTTAAAAAGATTAAAGAACAACATTTATCGGCAATGATGATGACATACGAATTATTAAAAGAATTAAAAGAATCAATTAAAAAATAAAAAATGAGTACGAATTATAGAGCATTTAATACAAAATTGGTAACATCAGGTTCTGCTGCATTGGTAGACAGAGCTTGGGGAGTATTACCTGTTAGTGGTGTTACTGGTACAATTACATTAGAAGGATTTGGTACGGGAAGTACAATCCATCCAACAATTGCATTAGAACATTTAACATCAGGTCAACCTTTTCCTTGTTATGTTAGAAATGTAACCGTAACTAATGGTGGTTCGGTTTATGTATTAGCTTAAAATTAAACGGATAATAAAATGTCAGAAACATTAAAAACGGAACAACTTAATAAAATAAGAGAAATTGTTCGTAAGATGGTGAGAGAAAGAATGATTGACGAAATGAACACCACAGGTAATATTGAGGGATATAATACCCCATATGCATTTAGTGGTAAAGATGGTGAAAAGAAAAAAGCTAAAAGACAAGCAGACCTTACGGGATATACTCCGGTTAACGAAAATAGATGGTTGGCATTGAAACAAGACGAATCAACCGCACAATCTAAAATTGGTAGAGGTATATCCAATATCAATAAACAATTAAGAGAAATGGAAAGATTTCTTAATTGGTATGGTAAGATTAAGAATGAAAGTGGTGTTAGTAACAAATCTTATTGGAAAAGGACAAATAGTCATATTTATAGTATACAAGAGAGATTATTAAAATTAGACCAAAAAATCAGACAAATTTCAGAATAATGAAACATACAGAATTAAAAGAACTTATTAGACAAGTTGTAAAAGAAGAAAGTGATTACCAACAACTATTCAAACATATGTTAGATAGAACAGGTAAGACTATTCCTGATATGTCTGATGCAGAAAAAGTTAAATTCTTTACTGCAGTAGATAAAGCAACTAAAGCAAAATCCGAAGGCAAATTGACAGGATACAATGAAGCAGAATTAACCGCAGGTCAAAAGAAAATTGATACCGATGGTGATGGTGAAATTGAAGGAAGTGATTTAGCAGCATTAAGAAATAAAAAATAATGAGTAAAGGATTATTGATAGAAACACATTTGTTTGAGGCAAAACTTCAACAAGAAGAAAATGGAACTTATTTAGTTAAGGGCATTTTGCAAAGAGCAGGTGCTCCAAATCAAAATAATAGAAGATATCCAAAAGAAATATTAGAAAGAGAGTGTCAAAAATATCAACAACTTATTAAAGAAAGAAGAGCTTTGGGTGAATTAGACCATCCTGAATCTCCTGTTATTAATTTAAAGAATGTATCACATAACATTAGAGAAATCTATTGGGAAGGTGATGATGTATGTGGAGTAGTAGAAATACTTTCAACACCATCAGGTAACATCTTAAAAGAATTATTAAAGAACAACATACGTTTGGGCATTTCATCTAGAGGATTAGGTTCGGTAAAAGAATTAAGAGATGGAACTGTAATGGTAGCAGAAGATTTTGAATTGGTAGGTTGGGATTTTGTATCTAACCCATCAACACATGGAGCATTTATGGCACCTTTACAGGAGTCAAAACAATGGGCAAAGATAGCAGAGGAATGTGGTAAGTGGTGTAAATCACAAGATTTAATGAGAGAAATTATAATAGAATTAAACTAATATGGCAAAGTTAATAAATTTAATACCTGGTAGAGAATTGAAAAAAGAGGCCATAGCAGATATGGATGCAAATTTACCTGCACAGATGGAAAGATTTTTGGATAGAACTATTAATATTATTAAAAGTTATAATTTACCAAGAAAAAAAGAACAATTGGTAATAGCAAAAATAATTGATGCATTAGGAATGGATAAACAACAATTAATGCAAGCGATTACTAAAATTAAGAAAAACGATATTTTAAAGAAATAGTATATGATAAAGTTAAAAGATATATTAAAAGAAACCGAAGAGTTTCAACAACTTCCAACCGAACTAAAAAGACATTTTTTAGAAATTATATCTACATACAACCAACATAGAGAAGGTATGAGTAGAAAATCGGACATTAGACAAGTTGCTGAATCATTGGGTGGTATTGCAGATGCAGCACAAGAATATACTTTGAGAGAAGGTGGTGACTGGTTTGATAGAGTTACTATTAAAAGAAACATGACTGAATTAAAAAAGTTCCAAGCTGCATTTGAAAAAGAAGCACAAGAAGCAACTGCACAAGAACAAAGATTAGAAGCATTGTATGAAGATATGGGACATGTATTAGGAAGATATTTTGAAATAGCAGATATCACCGAACAACAAATGGCCGAAAGATTGGGATTACAAGAATGTAAAACCTGCAAATAATGGAACAATTAGCATCATTGTTATTACATAGTAGAACGCAAGCACATTCATTTCATTTAGGAGTTAAAGGTGTTGGTGCATTTTCTGCACATTCTGCATTACAATTATACTATCTTAATATTGCAGGCTTAGTTGATGGTTTAGTTGAAGCATATCAAGGACAATACGGATTAATTAAATTACAACCTGTTAGTGGTTTAGATACAAATAATGATATCAAAAATGTTATTGCATATTTTGACAAATTGATTGCAGTAGTTGCAAAATTAAGAAAAGACGAAAAATTACAAATGAGTTGGTTACAAAACGATATAGATACAGTTGTAACTTTATTATACTCAACAAAATACAAATTGGTTAATTTACAATAGAAGAATGTTAGTAGTAAGTGTTAAGGGTGGAAATATAGAATGGGCAATAAAAGATTACAAAAAGAGAGTTCAGTCCATAAAACAAATAGAAGAACTTAGAGAAAGGAAGAATTTTATTAAACCTTCCAAAAGAAAGAGGTTAAAAAGAGAAGAAACTATAAGAAAAAATAAACTATTTTAGTATATTTCTTTAGTTTTCTAAAAATTTTACATACTTATTATCAAATATCTTATTTTTTATTATAAGATTACAAGACATCGTTGATTAATGAATACCCTTCTCTATAAGGTGTGACCGAACAATCAACATAATTACATTGGAGTTCCCTACAAGAATAACTTCACAACAAAATTTAAGGAAAAAAGATGGCA